AAATCTAACTCTACCTTCACCATTCCCTTTCTTTTAGTAAACTTAGTCAAAAACATAGATTTACCTTCTGGAAGATACTTCACATTATCAACAGGAATATATCTAATTACTCTAGAAGGGGACATCTTCTTCTAGTTCATTGGTTAATGAAATGACTTCATCCAATGAATCAGATGATTGTGTTTCTGTAGAAGCATTACCAATAACTCTAACATTACCAAGTATCGGTGTTTGCACTCCAGCTTCACGCTCTTCTTTAGTGGTTGATTGACTGATAAATCCATTATTGTCATATTGGTCTCTGTTATCTAGATCAACAAATGTTACCAAATCTAGATATGTACCTTTCTTACCTTTATACAATCTTTCTTTATCAATCTTAGTTACATCTATTCTTACACTTAGTCCTACTCTAGCCATACATTTCTCCTTAATAAAAACGAACCTGCTTACCTCGTGGTCTTTTGAAATTATAAATTTCTTCAATAAGCACAAGGTAACCTTTTAAATCTGTACAATCCTGTAACTTAACTGACTGGAAAGACAGCTTACTTAAAAATTCAGCGTGGTTATACTCTGGATTTTCAAATAATTCCAACATTGCATATACAAAAGATCTACGCTGATAACCATCATAATATTCTTTTATCATGCAAATTTTTTCTGCATTTTTTACTGCTAAATCATAATCATTAATTTTAAATGTTCCATCACAAAACTTTATACATTTTGTTCCAGACATTCTTTTTCTATTTGTTAGCAAAGCATTAGTTTCGTTATGACCGAAACCATATCTTCTTTTAAAATCACGATACATGATATAGTCTTTTAATCCTAATTGACAATATCCTTGCATATATTCTTCAGCAGTCCAACATTTAGCATTAGTATTTAAACGATGCACATCATCGAGATTTAAGTCTTTGACTTGCATATATACTATCTCTTTGTTTAATAATTTTGCTGCTTCAAACCTATGCTGTCCATCAATAATTTCATATTTACTATTGACTATGATTGGAACGGTAATATATTTTTCTGACATAGATTCTTTTAATCTACGCAGATGTAATTTATTTAATTGTCTGTTTCCGTTCATATGTTTAAACATAGCGTAATCATTGGTCTTTAAGACTTGATTTATAACTTGCATTTATTTCTCCTTTTTATATATAGGCTTCCTAGAATATCTAGGAGGTTCAACATCATCTTTTACAAACTGGACAAACTCTTCCGCCTTCGGTATGAACCAGTCTATAAACTTTTCATCATATAACACCAACTCTTTTGAAGTTTCATGCGGTGTCCATATGTAAAACCAGCACGCTTCAGCATCAACTACATACATTTGTACCTGCATTTGAAATCTATAGCGTTCTGGAATTTCTGGATAAATTTTTTGGGTAAATGGACATTTAATCTCTACAGGTATATCACCTAAGTAACCATCTGGAGAAGCTCCAATAGGTTTATCAGGATGAGTTATAAGCTTATTACCTGCACGACAAATACCATTCATTTCATCTTCAAACGCTGCAAGAGCTATATGCTCATGATCGTTTCCCCATTCGGTCATTTCATTACCTTCAAAAGGTTCTGCACGACCAGTCTTTTCCCTCCATAACTTTTGTCTTTCGTAGACTGCCGACCATGCTTGGCTAGCAGTCACGATTGAGTTACGAAGTTTCTTATTACTTAGATGCGAACTCATCTGTATACTCTCTTATTTGATCTCTAGCAGTTGGAACTAACTTCATCCAGTATTCTTTTTTCCTTGTATCGTCTAACTTTTTCATTTCTGTAATGTGATGCTTTACAGCTTCCTCTGATAACTTAACTGGTTTTTCTTTTACCTCTTCATTTACACCAGTTTCACCAAGATATAAAGATAACCCAATACCACTAATAACTGCAATATTTTTTGCCAAACATCTTTGATACGATGTGTTGATTGCCATTGCATCTGGATTAACAATAGCTTTATTGTTGTAATTAATTACAGGCATAATCATAGATTGAGTTTTGCCTAGTGCGTGAACGGTTGTAGAAACCATAACAGTTTCATTATTTAATATTCTGGCCTCATCATAAGTATAGGTAGCTTCTGGGTCGGCCTTAGCCAAAAGATCCCAAGCCCCAGCCCAAGAAATATAGTCGAGCTTTCCTTTCTTCTCGACTAGACCTAGTTTATGTACATCAATTTTTCTTAATTCTTCAAACTTACTCATTATTTTGCTCCTGTTCTTCTAATTGTTTTTGAGCCCATGCTGCATCTCTAGCATCCATTCTAGCAATTAGATCACGAAGATCATTAGTTGATGATTGAATAGCCCATTGTAATTGTTCAAATTGTTCTTTAGCACTCATTAGATCATCTCCTTTACAGCTTCATCTTTTAGATATTCGATTGTATCAGAATCTAGTCTAGATAATATATTGTCACCATTTTCGTATGGTGTAACATCTCTAGCATCCTCTACTTCTACTGATTCAATATTGACGATAATTTCTGTTGGGTATCCAATAGATTTTTCTTCAACAATATTAGCTGAAACTAGAAGGCCTAAATCAAACTCACGATATTTATCTTCTATTGTTATTTCTCTGTTAAATGTTATTTGTTGCATAATTATTTCTCCTTTGTTAAAAATAAATACTACATATAGAATATTAGCATAACTAAAATAAATTTGTATACTTTTTTTATATATTTATTTAGTTGACATCATTTTAATAAATATATAAAATCCAGAAAGGTAAATATTTTTATTAATTATTTTTGGAGACGAAATGGAATACCAAGAAGCAATCATTAAGTTTAACGGTAACATAAGTGCTATGGCAAGAGCATTAGATGTTAGCCGTCAGACCATTTATAACTGGGCCAGCAATGGTGAATTACCAAAACACAGGGCAATGCAGCTTGAGTACTATTTACAATCTAAGCAGGTTTAGTCACGAAGTTGTAGATAGAGATGGGTTCTCTTTGCGTAGATTTTATAGCTATCAAGCAGCAAGAGACTTTATTTATAACAAACCAGACTATAAAGTAAGTAAGATCAAATTTGACATTAGCCAATTTAAGGAGGCATTATTTTGAAAGTAAGAAACTGGGATAAATTCCAACCAACAATGAAGGATAGGAATGTGATTTGGATAAAATTATATCGTCAGATATTAGAAGATTATGAGTGGCACAATCTGTCTTCAGATAGCAAAGCAACATTAATTGAGATACTTTTATTATCATCTGAAAACAATGGCCAACTACCTGAAGTCCACAAGATAGCCTTTAGATTAAGGAAGACAGAGGATTTCATACAAAAGCAAATTAACTTGTTATCACATTGGTTACAAGATGATAACAACTTGATAACAACTTGTGAACAAGATGTTACCCTAGAGAAGAGTAGAGAAGAGAAGAGTAAAACATATGTTCGTTTCGATGAGTTCTGGAATACATTATTACCTAAACGCAAAGTCAACAGAAAAGGTTGTTTAGAAAAATGGAAAATTCATAATTTAGATACAGAGGCTGATAGCATTATCACATGGGTTAAACAAATGAATACAACTAAAGAATGGAAAGAAGGATTTAATCCATCACCAGAAGTTATGATTAACCAAAGACGGTGGGAAGACGGAGTTGTGATAGATAAAAAATTTAAGGGAGTAACTCTATGAATGTCGGTGAAATTATGAGTCGTATTACTGTAACAAAACAAATGGTAGATGAAGTTTCTGGTGAGTACATTCATACTGATTACAAAGTTAAATCTACAGATGGATATTTAGAACAACTTAAAAAATATTATTCGTCAGAAAGATCTTCTGGATACCCTATGCCATTTGCAAAATTAGATAGTAACTTTGCAATAAGAAAAGGTGAGCTAACAATTTTTACTGGCGTATCTGGTCATGGGAAAAGTATGATGTTAAGTCAGATTAGTTTATATTTAACAAAAATGACTAAAGTATTAATTGCCAGTTTAGAAATGAAGCCAGTATTAACCTTATCAAGAATGATAACTCAGAAATTAGGTGATCCACATCCAACTGAACAGTACATAGAAGATTTTTGTAATGAGTATGTTGATAAACTATTTGTATACGACCAACAAGGTGTGACAAATGCAAATGACATATTCGCAGTATTGCAATATGCAAAAATGATACTTGATGTAGACATTATAATTTTGGACAGTTTAATGAAAATTTCTGATGTTCCAGAAGATGGGTATGAACAACAAAAAATATTTATTGATAGGCTAGCAACATACTGTCGTGATTTAGATATTCATGTATTTTTAGTTTGCCATACTAGAAAAATGTCAGATGAATATTCAACGCCAGATGCTACAAACATTATGGGTTCTAGCCATATACGCAATCTTAGTGATAATATTTTATTATGTTTCAGAGACAGGTCTGTAAATGAACGAGCATTAGATGGTGATGAGGATGCAAAGACAATGCCTAACGCTTGGCTTTATGTACAAAAACAAAGAAATCATACATGGGAAGGCAGGCTTCCATTATGGTTTCATGAGAAGTCATTAACTTACAAGGAGAGACCATTATGAATGTATTAAGTTTATTTGATGGAATGTCATGTGGTCAGATAGCTTTAGACCAATTAAGAATTAAAGTAAATAACTATTATGCAGCTGAGATAGATAAATACGCTATCGAGATTGCTAAAAAGAATTACCCAAACACAATACATCTTGGTGATGTAACTAAAATTAAAGGTAGTGATTTACCACAGATAGATTTACTGATTGGTGGTAGTCCATGTCAAGGATTCAGTTTTGCAGGTAAACAATTAAATTTTGATGATCCAAGATCTGCATTGTTCTTTGAGTATGTCAGACTGTTAAAAGAATGTAATCCTAAATACTTTTTACTAGAGAATGTAAGAATGAAACAAGAGTATGAAGATGTTATTACAAATTATCTTGGAGTAAGTCCTATAAAAATTAATAGTTCATTGGTATCTGCAC